AGGAGAAACATATGTCAAAAAATCCATTTGAAATTAGAGCCGACATGTTGGCTATGGCTAAAGACTACATGGACAAGCAATATGAGCTTAACGTAAGCTTTGCTAAGGACATGTTGGCACAGGGTAAGCAGACAGCTGAGGAGTTTCAGAAAGCAATTCAGCCTTACTCTGTAGAAGAATTGATGAAGAAAGCTCAAGAACTATATTCTTTTGTTTCTAAAAAAGACTAGACAATAGTTCTATAAAGTAGTATACTTCTCATTGGCTACCTATTTCCCCAGCGGGTGCTGGCTACAGATAGCCCCATTAAGAAAGGAAAATAAATGAGCGAAGAAGTTATTGAGCAGCCGAAAAGGGTTGTTGCTTTTGGTAGACGCAATGCCAACGAAGATAGAATCAAGAAGGCAGAGCAAGAGTTAGAGGAGCTGACGAAAGAATCTGAAACTGTAACTGTTACAGCTGAAGACTCTGAGCCAGAACCAGAGAGTGCAGAAGAGAAGACATTCAAGAAAAGATATGGTGATCTTCGTAGACACTCTCAGAAACAACAAGATGAGTTACAGAATCAAATTAATGAGCTAAGGACTCAGCTTGAGAAGGCAACAGCTAAGGAGATTAAACTTCCAAAGACGGAAGAAGAGCTGCAAAGTTGGGCTTCTGAATATCCTGATGTCTACAAAATTGTTGAGACAATCGCTATTAAGAAGGCTCAAGAACAGTCTTCTTCGTTTGAAGAACGGCTACGCAAAGTTGATGAGATGGAGCGTAACGCCGCAAGAGATAAAGCTGAAGCTGAGTTGATGAGGCTTCATCCTGACTTTAATGATATTAGAGATCAAGATGAGTTTCATGAGTGGGTTGAGGAACAACCCGACTGGGTTCAGAAAGCTTTGTATGAGAATGAAACAGACGCTAGATCTGCTGCCCGTGCAATTGATTTGTACAAGGCAGATAAACAAATCAAAGCGCCTAAGAAGTCTTCAGACAAAGAAGCTGCTATGGCTGTGGGAACTAAATCTGCCAAGACTGCTCCATCTAAAGAAGGGTCTGAGGATTTAATTTACGAAAGCCAAGTGGCTAAGATGACCACTCAACAGTACGAACAGTACGCTGATGAGATTGCTAAAGCAATTAAATCTGGTAAGTTTGTATACGATATGAGTGGCAATGCTAGATAATAGTTGACAAGTCTGTAAAAAGCTTGTATAACTTTGGTTATTCGTAGAGGTATGCTTAGGTATGCCTCTACCTTTGTAATAGTACTACTAAAGTAATATTAATTGCCGCCTACCGGATGGCTCACCAATTATAAGTACGGCAGAGTACATTGTGTATCACAGAAAAGAACTACCAGTAACTCTTGGCAGTTAGCCGTTAATAGAGAAGGAATCTAGAACCTTCCCTATTGACCACCTAACTAAGAAGACCCTGTAGTAGCCACTGTATGTGATTTTAAATGCCTTATCTAAGGAGAACAAAATGGCATTTCCTACCGCATCTGGTTACGGGAATCTTCCTAACGGTAACTTTTCTCCCGTAATCTATAGCAAGCAAGTTCAACTTGCTTTCCGTAAGTCTTCGATTGCCGAAGCTATCACAAACAACGATTACTTCGGTGAGATCGCCAACTTTGGCGACTCGGTGAAGATCATCAAAGAACCTGAAATCACAGTTAAGTCATACAACCGTGGCACACAGATCACGGCTCAAGACCTTGACGATGAGGATTTCAGCCTTGTTGTTGATCAAGGTAACTACTTTGCTTTCAAAGTGGATGACATTGAAGCTGCTCACTCGCATGTGAACTTCATGTCGCTGGCTACTGACCGTGCTGCTTATCGCTTGCGCGACCAGTATGACCAAGACGTTCTCGGCTACCTGTCGGGCTGGAGACAGTCTGCTAAGGGTTCGGCTGCTGACACTGCTCGTACAGCTGCTGCTGGCACGAAGTCGGTTGCTACCGCCGGTGCTGACGAACTGTTGGCTACGATGAAGCTCAAGAAGGGCGACTTTGGTAACATCACCACCGGTTCGGCTGGTGACCATTCGATTCCTTTGGCTGCTCGTCTGCCGGGTGCTACTGAACTGCCGACAGCTACGGCTTCGCCTCTGATGGTTGTGGCTCGTATGTCGCGTCTGTTGGATCAACAATTTGTTGACACCAATGGTCGTTGGTTGGTGGTTGATCCCGTCTTCATGGAACTCCTGAAGGATGAGGACAGCCGCTTGTTGAACGGCGACTTCGGTGGCTCTGGCATGCAAAACGGCTTGGTGGTGAACAACCTGCATGGCTTCAAGGTCTATGTGTCGAACAACCTGCCTTCTATTGGTGGTGGCGCTGGCACAACTGGCTCTGCTAACCAAAACACCGACTACGGCATTATCGTTGCCGGTCATGAGTCGGCTGTTGCTACGGCTGAGCAGATCACCAAGACAGAAAGCTATCGTGATCCCGACAGCTTTGCTGACATTGTTCGTGGTATGCACCTGTATGGTCGCAAGATCCTTCGTCCCGAAGCTATTGTGACAGCTAAGTACAACGCTGCGTAATTGTGGGGGAGTAACTCTCCCCCTTTTTGAAAGGAATTTTAAATGGCTACTGTAACTACTCTTTCTAGAGCAGCTGGTGGTGCTAGCAATCCGGGTCGCAAGATGTACATGGTCGAGAAAGAAATCGACTTTGCTGCCGCTGCTACCGCTAAGGGTTCGGCTCTTGCCGCTGCTGATGTGATCGAAGCAATTTCGGTTGGTGCTGGCACTGTTGTGCTCAACGCTGGTATCGAAGTCATGGCTACCCCCGCTGGTGGCACTGGCACGGTTCTGGACTTGGGTGTGACGGGTGTGGACGCTGATGTGTTTGTTGATGGCTTTGCTTTTGACAGCGCAACCGCTGGCGACTATGCTCAAAATGCCGCTGCTTTCCAGCCTGTGGTGCTCGGTACTGCTGACACCGTTGACGTTTTGGTGCAAGCTGCCACTACCGTTTCTACCTCTGGTAAGATCCGTGTATGGGCTTTGCTGATGAGCGTTGGCGAAATCGGTACTACCGAAGCCAATGAAGTTGACCGCGATCAGTTGGCTTAATTGATCTAGGGGCAGTCGCGTTAGCGTGGCTGCTCCTTTTACTATTATTGGAAAAATAATATGGCTATTACAACTGCAATGTGCAACAGCTTTAAACAAGAGCTTTTAGGCGGTGTGCATGATTTGGACACAGACTCAATTAAGCTTGCTCTTATCAAAGCCACCCCTACTGGTACATATAATGCTTCCACTACAAACTATTCCGATGTAACAGGCAACTCTGATGAGGCTTCTGGAACAGGCTATAGTGCTGGCGGTCAAGTATTGGATGGTGCTACTATCAGCCTTGATAGTTCTACAGCTATCCTTGACTTTACTGATGAAGTATTTAGCAATGTAACAGTGTCTACTGATGGGTGTATTATTTATAATGCATCACAAGGTAATAAAGCTATTTGTGTTATTGACTTTGGTGGAACTGTAAGTGCTACTGCTGGTGATCTAACTATTGAGTTTCCTGCTGCTGACGCTTCAAACGCAATTGTTCGTATTGCTTAGGAGTTAATCTTTGGCTGCTACTATTAATGCCGCTGTATATGGCTCGGGCGTTTATGGTACAGCCTTATATGGTCAGGTCATTATTTCAGACCCAGACCAAGCTACAGCAACTGGTTCAGTTAATTCTGTTTCAGTAAATGTAAAAGAGAAAATCTCAGGTGTTTCTGCTACAGGTGCTGTTACAGCGGTAGCAATAAATGGTTTTGAGATTGATGTATCAGAAGCACTGAATAGTGTTTCGGCTACTGGCTCTGTCTCTGCTGTATCTGTTAATGTTATTGAGAAGATAGCTGGAGTTTCTTCTACAATAACTATAGGTACACCAGATGTTTACTCAGTAAACAGAATATCTATATCAGGTGTATCTGCAACAAGTTCTGTCGGAACTGTTACAGTTAATGTAGATGAAAAAGTAGATGCAGTCTCTGCAACTGCTTATGCAGGTTCTTTAACACTACACACTACTGCTGGGATAACAAGTGTTGGATTAACAGCTTCTGCTGGCACTTTAATTCCACACTTCTCAGACACTGTTTCTTTAACTGGCGTCTATGCTTTTGGCTTACTAAATGGAGTTAGTTTTGGTCAGTTTGAGATAGACGTTGTAGAGAAGCTAGATAGTGTTAGTTCAACTGGATCAATTGGTACAGTTGTTAGCACAGGGAAAGCAAGTGTTGTTTCTTCTGGTGTATCTGCAACAGGCTCAATAAAAGAAGTATCTATATCTGGTTTTGAGATAG